TAACCTCATCACTACCAGCATTACGAGTAAGTTCATTGATATATTGAATTTGAGAAATGTTTATATAACTTTTATTTTCTGTTTTATTAAGTAAGCCTTTACTATCCATTATGTAATAAGCATTCATAAAAGTAGGCTCTAATAACTCTGTGTTTATAAGTTCGTAAGTTCCACTAAATTCTTTTCTAAACATTTCATGTCTTAAACTCATTTCAGTAGCAGAACGATTTTTAGTATCTGTCACATCTCCAAGAGGCTGAGCCATAAATATTTCTCTTATCTCTTGTTTTATTTGCTCTATATCTTTTTCCACAGGAAGTAAATTAGCACCTACATTAATCGGCTCTACTCCATACTTATCTCCACCAATTCCGCTTCCACCATAGTTTTTAGCTCCTGATTTTAGGCTGACTTTGTTTATTAAGTCTATATTTCCATAGAAATTTAATGGAGGACTAACAATCTTATCTGCGTGCTTCTTTCTTTTTTCTTTTAAGTCTTTCAATTCCTTGAATAAATCTAAGTTTTCTAAACCAATTCCAATTCCCCAAGGGTTAGAACTATTTATTTTCCATCTAAACACTGTATAAGGATTATAGTTTAACTCACCCTCAAATAGCATTTCTTCAAATGCCTCTGTAAAAAGTCCATGATAATATTTGTATGTGCTTGTATCTTCGCCAAAAACTCCAATAACACACTCTATAATATTTATCTTTTCATCTAACTTCTCTTCATTTAAACCTTTTGGAACTGTAATCGGTAAATGTCCAAACAAGTCTTTTATATCGTTTAGATTTTTCTCTACATAAATTTTAAAAATGATGTTAGGTTTTCCCAAGTTATCTTCTAAAATATAGATATTATCTAAATTTTGATAAGCATAAGTAAAGCATTTAGTATTATCTTTTAACTCTATAATCTTTCTTATGTGTACTCCTTTTTCAGATTTTAAATAGCCATAAGCATTATCTTTTAACTCTATAATCTTTCTTATACCTGTTCCAACTTTTATACAATCTAGTAAAGATTTTGATGTTTCTGTATAGTAGTTAGTATTATCATTAGTGAAATAAACTGTATCTGAATTATTCTCTAATACCTTATTTATTTCGTTGCTTTGTGCTTCTGCAATTTCTCCATCGGTATTAGTAAGCTGTTTTAATGCTTCTTGATTTACTTTTACAGTTGCCCATCTCCCAGATTTTGAGAATATAGATGACATTATAAAATTACATAAGAAATTTTGGCTTTTTAGTATTACACTTTCAACACCTCTTTTACTTTGTTTCTCTACTGTTCCACTATCTTTAATACTAAAATTTACATCTGTGTATTCATATACTTCGTTGTACAATCCTCTTATATCTTCTTTGTACTTCTTAGCATTATCAAAATAGTATTCCAATTTTTCTCTTGTTATTCCCAATATCATAAGCCCACCTTACAGCTTTCTTTTAAATGCTTTTTTTAGTTTATCTATATCATCATCTTTGCTCTCTGTAATACCTGCATTAACTGCATTAGAATAATCAACTGTTGTTGTTTTATTATTATTCATATTATTTAAAAGCCCGTTTGTAATACTCGCACTATCTTGTGCTACTTGTCTTTTAAAATCATCTTCAGCTTTTGCTTTTTCTTCTTGTTCTCTCAATAATCTAGCCTGTTCATCTCTTGCTCTTTGTGCTTCTGCTGCTGCTCTATCTGCCTCTTCTTTTCTTCTTTTTGTTTCTTCTTCTATTTGTTGCCTGTATAGTTCAGCTTGTTTGTCAGCTTCTTTTTTTTGTTCTTCTATTAGTCTTTCTTGATTTTTTTGAGCATCTGATTTACCTATAAGTCCACCAGTTAAATTGCCTGTAATTCTTCCTATTCTTCTGCCTATATTTCTAAGACCTTTACCTATTTTCCCAAATGCCATTTAAAACCTCCTAATCTTCATAAATTCCCCAGTCCAAAGCTATTATATTTTTTTCGTAAGTTTCTACAAACATTCGCATACAATAATATTCAACCGCGTCGCAAGTATTACTTGCTGCAAGTCCTCTGCCATGAACTGGCACTCTTAGATTTTCTCTAGTAGAGTTATCTATTTTCCACTCATATGCTTTCATAAGTCTTACCATATCCCTAACTGCTGCACAGTCTAAGAACTTGATTTTATGCTGTTCTATGCTATGTCTTGTTATCTCAATAGTCTTATTAACTTCATACGCCCTTAGCACTCTAACATTATTAAAATGCTTGTTATATGCCTCTCTTCTGCTTGTCAAATAGTCAATAGCGTCTTGTCTATTTCTAGCATCGTGAGGAAGTATAACCTCTACATCTTTTATGTTATGTTCTTTCATAAATGCTTTTATGTACTCAATATAATGTATTGTTGCTTTATCTGTATTAGCATAATGATGAATTATAGTATTATCTATTGTAAATACCAATGCTGTACTGTCATTTATTCCTAAGTCTTCACTGACATATAGTTTTTTGTTAGCTATGTTTAAATCTTTTATCCACTCTGCTTTTAATAAACTTGCTGCATAAATAGCATTCTCATTTGCTACATCAATATTACAAAGTATGTCTTGTTCAAATTTACTTTCACTCATTAGAGTTTTAACATTTTCTAATTTTTCATCTGTATAAACTCTTTCTCCGTTTTCATCAACCGCTCTATTATCTAAAGCATTTAGTACATCAACAAACCATTTTTGTGGCTTTTCTTCTATCATTTTATTAAACTCACTACCAAAACGTGGAGTGCTTACAAGTATGATTTTCCCTTTTATGTTGACTACTGATGGTATCAAATACATCATAATATCCTTATTTTGGATTAATGCCATTTCACTAATAACTAATAAATCTAAGTTTCCACCAACTTTATTGTTAGCATCTTGTGAACCAACAAAATAAATTTTAGAGCCATTTTTAAATCTAATTGTGTTATCAGAATGATAGAGTTTATCAGACTTTAAAGGTAAATCTAAAACCTTTCTGTCTATAATTTCATCAATTATCTTCTTTTTATTATTACTATACCCATCCAAAATCATCATTTTCCCCTGCTTCATTGTTGGGAATACATAATAAACAACACTATTAGAAACTTCTATACATCTTTTACAAGCAAGATACAAAGCAAGTAAGTCTTTCCCCATTCTTCTACACCAGCAAAGTAAGAAATAATCATACTTATCATATAAATTTATAATGTCTTGTTGATAGCTTCTAGCTTTAAAGATAAGAGCATTACTTTTATTTTTCTTTCTGTTCTGTAATTCTTTTTCTATAAGTTCAATCAATGCTCTCATCTGTATCACTCTCTAATGATTTCATAAAGTCTAAAACTTTCATTATATTTTCATCTGTTAGTTTTTGTATTCTTTCAGTAAAATCTATCAGCAAATCATTTTTAAATTTATTTTTTTAATCTTTCCCATTTTATCACCTTGTTAAATACTCTCTAATTGATTTTGCAATTTCCTCAGCCATTTTTTGTTGAGAAGCTGCATCAACTAAAATTTCTGCATCATAAGAATTACTTACAAACCCAAGTTCTATTAGTACCCCTGTTCCATTAAATCCTCTTAATACAGCAAAGTTTGCTCCATGAACTCCACCATTTCTCATTTCCAATCTATCAGCAATATTTTCTACTATCTTTTTAGCAAGCCTTATAGAATTTTCTTGATTTTTCTTATATGCCAATTCTCCTGATATTTGAATTATCTTATCACTACTATCTCCATACTTTTCCCCTATACTATTTTCAAAATTAGCTATTCTTTCTGCATAAGGTGATGATTTTTTAGAGAAGTAAAATACTTCAACCCCATTAGCACTTTTATTATCAGAAGCATTAGCATGCACACTCACAAATAATGCTGCTTTATTTTTATTTCCAATCTTAGGTCTTTCACTTAAAACAACAAAGAAATCTGAATCTCTTGTCATTATTACATTAAAATCCTTTGAAAGTTCATCTCTTAAATAAGTTCCAACTGCAAGAACAATCTTTTTTTCCACTACTGAACCTCTTGCAGCTC